TACCTTCCATATCTTCTGTATCTTTTGACCAAAACATATATTGAGCATCTTCTGTTCTACCTTGTAGCTGTGATTCTGCTTGATACATAATAGCAAAAGGTTCATCTTCATTAGGTTTAAAAAATGGTGTAAAGAAGTGGATTGGTCTATACTTTAGTTTCTTTGCATTGTCATCCCAATGAGTATATAAAGCTTCTGTACCTAATAAGTAGGTAAGCTGTTCAAATTGTTTCATTACACTATCAAAGTTTCCTAAGACATCTGTGTATTTTTCGTTGTATCTTACTGGAGATTGTTGATATACCAATGCTCTGCGACTAATAATATTTCTAACAAGATTAATGTACATAGGTGGGATTTGTGATAAAGATTCACTATCAAAGTATCCTTTAATGTCATGTTCAAGGTTGATACCCTCGAAATAGTCTAAGAGTGTTTCTCGTGAACTATGTTCTTTTTCTAATCCTTCTTCTATTGTATCCATTAACAAGTCATACAACATCTTTTCTGTTAAATTATAAATTATCATGATTCATACCTTTTATAAATTTTTTGTTCTTCGGTTTCCAAGAATCTATCCTGGAAATCCTTTATCATTTCTCTACTTAGTTCTTCTTCTTTTATACTTAATCGGTATCCCCATACCATAGCACTTATCATGCTAACAATAATTCCAACACTTATTCCTAATAAAAACATTACCATTCTATTGCCTTTGCTGTGTTTCCCCAGTTGTATTTATACTCAAGTGGGTAGCAAAGAGAGTCAAGCCAATGACTTAGTGTTTCTGTCTTTACTATTTGTCCATTTTCAAGTGTGCAAAGTTCTAAATCTCTAATGAGGTTCTTGCACTTAGGATTAATAAATAACTTTACTTTACCAGTAGCATCCTCTAACATCTTATTTAAAACATTCAGTCTGTCCTTTTGCAAAGGGTTGGCTTTTCTTGAAATCACAGTAAAACCTGCTTCTTGCAATATTCTATGGTCAGACTTGGTACTATTACTGGTTCTTGCCTTACCTGCAGGGTCAGGAAAACATGGCAAATTAGGTGCTTTTTGTTGCATTAGCTTAGCCAATTCAAATGTATTTGAGTTCTGTAATCCAATCTCATCAAATACATAAACTTCTCCAGCAGTATTCTCACACATTAATAAAGCAGTCATATAAGATGCTACCCCAAAGTCAATTCCCCAAAACATTCTTGGAGATTTATCCATTACTTTACAATGTATATCTCTACTAAAATTGTATGCTGCTCTATTTGCAGCAGTAAGAAAACTTGCAAGATATTCTTGTTCAAAAGTTCTCTTATCTAAATTCTTTTTGGCATTCTCTACTTCTGATTCAGAAATAAAACCACCTTCTAAGGTAGTAAACTGCCAGGACTTATAATCACTATTCTGTGATTGTCCTTTAACAAATAAATCGTAAAAGTGGTTTTGTACTCCAGTTGGAGTTCCTACAAATAAAGCCGAACCTTTAGTTTCTGCTAAAGTCGGCTGTATAATCTCTCCCCACACATTCTCTTTCATATAACTGTACTCATCAAGCACTACCATTGTTGTAGATACTCCTCTAAGTGAGTCAGGTTTGTCTGCCCCTTTAAGTTCAACTTTTGCACCATTATCAAGTGTAATAGATAATTCAGTTTCATTGATACTGACTTCTTTATGTGCAAAGATGTCCTTGAGTATTGACCAAGATACCATCTTAGCTTGTCTATATGTTGGAAAAACAATCCACCTTCTCTCGTTAGCTTTAAAAGGCTTAGATAACAAAAATAAAATAGAGAAGTAAGACTTCCCCCACCTTCTACCACAGGATAAGATTTTGTATCGTGTATCGTCTTTAAGGATTGATTTCCTTGTGGCATCAATCGTCCAGTCCATCTATATCAAATACCTTAATTGGTTCATCTGAAACATCTTTGATTCCTATGCTTTGACTTGGTTTACCCAAGATTCTATCTGCCAGGAAGTTAATAGCACTCATATTACCATCTAATGCTTCTTCATATACTTTACCTACAACAGCTTCTAACATAGTCTTTTTATCTTCTAACTCTACATTAGCTAAATCGGTGATATATTCATTTAAGGCAAAACCAGATTTAGGTCGTCCATTAGGATTACCTGATTGTCCTTTTTTCCATTGGTGTTTTACCAAATGCTTATTCTTTTTATCGCTGTTCTTTTGCTGTTTTACAGCGACTGTTGTTTTAGCTGCAGCCAAACTAATCACCCCACTATTTGAAGGTTATGTGTTCGTTATTAAAACGAAAGGGAAGGTGTTACCCTTCTACTATATAGGGAAAAAGACTACAAGAAACCCTTAGATAAGTCTTATAAATGCTTGTAAGTGTTGATATTGTTGATAAAGATTTTTTTTTGAGGACTACAAAAAACCCCCATATTTCAGGGGGTTGTTTGCTTTGAGGTAGTATATATTATTTAATTTTTGACATCCATTCAAGACCAGGAACTTCTACATCTTTTTTGATTGCTCTTGGTTGAAATTTTTTTACTATTTCTTTTCTTTCTTTTTCAGTTTCTTTTACTGTTTCAATTATGTTTAAAATATGTTTTGGAAATTCTTTCATTTTTTTCTCCTTAGTTTCAATTAACATACTTTAATATATGAGTTTTTATCACCAATGTCAACACTTTTTTAAAAATAATTTTTGATACAAAAAAGCCCTCAAAAGAGGGCTGATTTGTCTAACTGATATTAAGAGGTATTACAATTAAAAGTTGTCGTTTACCCATTTTACAGAATCGGTAATAATATCTATTTGTCTTTTATTTAAATCATAAACATTTTTAAAATTATCATTATCATCTGTATAGGTATCAAAGAAACTTCTTAAATCTTTTTTTAATTGATTTTTCAAAGCATCTCTAATTGGACCATTTGCTAAATATCTCTTACTTGTGTTAAATAGATTTCTATCATCATTATTATCTACATCACTTAAACCATTATTAACTGCTGTAAAACAACTTCTATAATAATCTATTAAGTCATCTATTTTTTTATTTAATTGTTTATCGTTTAATTTCATTTTAATCTCCTTTAGTTTAATTAACTACTTAAAATATGGTATTCTACAATAAGTGTCAAGAAAATAAGGAAATTATTTTTTTAGGCAAATCTTCTACGAAATTATACACTTTCATATCTGCAGGTAATATGTCTATATCATATCTATAGCCATATTTCTTTATGGTATCGGTACTAAAGTCCTCTATTAGTCTATATGTGCCTAATTCTATTTGATGTGGCTCAAAGACTACTATCTGTTTGTGTGGGATATTGAATTGAATTAGATAACTATTTCTGTGGCTTAGCTTTTTTGCTTTATGTTCTTTAATGTGGAAAAATGGTATATCAGCAAATAAGGATTGTACTTCTATCTTTATGGTTTTGTTCCTATAAGTTACTTTGAAGTCAGGTGCTGCAGTTATTTCCCTTCTCATGACTCTTATTATTCTATCCTGGTCATGGTTATCAAAGGTCGCAGTTAATTCTTTATATGGTGGCAATGAGAATAGATAAGTAAATACATCTTCTACTAACCAACCTCTACAGATGTCCATAAAGTGTTGTTCAGGTGTTCTATTGTCCTGGATATGTGCCATTTCTTTATCCAGTTTATTATTAATGGTCTTTAGTTGCTCTTTATAGGTGTAATACTTGTTATGCAAGTAATGGTGATAATCTGTACTATGAGATAGTTTTTTTAGCTGATGATATGCTGTTTCTAACTTATTCATTTTCTACGAAGTTTATATTTTACCAAAGTGGCTTCTTTCGATAGCTTTTTTATGGCTCGATTATAATAGGTCTTTGCTGAACTTTCTGATATTCTCATATTATAAGCTATATCGTCAAATTTCTTTCTTTCTAATGCTCGTTCAATAAAGCATTGATATTCTTGGTCTGATAATGACCTTCCCCCTTGTATACCAGTAAGAACATATTTTAGTTCTTTTAATATCTTTGCTTGTTCTTTTTCTACCTCGTCTATTAGGTCTTGGTAACCTTTTGCTTGATTGTCTATTGAGTTTTTCAAAATAGTGTTCCTTGTATTTGAACTCCTTTTAGTCTTGCTTCTGCTATATCGCAGTATTCTTGTTCTCTTTCTATGCCTATATAATTAAATCCTTGTTGCTTGCAAGCGATTAATGTTGTTCCACTACCTGCAAATGGTTCTAATACTATACCTTCTTTAGGTGTTACCAGTCTTACTAAATATTCCATTAGTTTGATTGGTTTTACTGTTGGGTGGTGATTTTTGTTAT